GGGGGATGTTATAGAGCAACTTCCATTTCCCTTAAAACCTGTTAAAATGAAAAGCAAAGAAGCTCTGAGAGCTATCGCCAAAGATCAGGGGCTCGATCTTAATACATTCATTGCAGAATTTGGACTTGATCAAATCGACTTGGATAATATGCTTTTAACATTCAGACCGAATTATAATCCTCAAAAAGGAGAAGTTATTTTTTATGAACGTGGAGAACCAAAGCTATTTATACTTGATAAAGACCTTTATGCTGCCGTTCTATCACTTAATAAGGAATCATTAAGTACCTTAACCCAGATAGCGTCTATGCCAGCCAAATGGTTGCGGGCTGGGGCGACAAGATTTAGTCCTGAGTTTGCTATCCGAAACCCTATAAGAGATCAACTAACAGCGTTTCTATATACAAAATATGGTCTCACCCCTGGCTATGATTTCCTGAAAGGTGCTTTTCATATTATAGCAAAAAGTAAAGACTGGCAGGAATTTAATGCAAGCGGAGCTGCGCATGCGACATTGGTATCTATCGACAGAAATTATCTTGGAAAAAACCTTCGAGAGTTAATGAGGAAAGGAGTAAAAAATATTCCTCATCTGATTAAACATCCCCTTGAAGCAGTACAGATTGTTTCAGAATTGTTTGAAGAAGGCACACGAATGGGTGAGTTTCTTGCTGGAAGGAAATACGAAGCTAAAAAGGTAAAGAAAGGAAAACAGACAGAGTTAGACGCTTTGCTCCAGCGTGCCTATGCTGCAAGAGATATTACCTTAGATTTTCAAAAACTTGGTTTAAAAACAAGAGCTATGAACTCTATGACTGCTTTTTTCCAAGCGCAGATCAATGGTGTAGATAAAATGGTGCGAGAGTTTAAAGATCATCCTGCAAGGACTTCGATAAAAGTGGCACTTGGTATTACTTTACCCTCTCTTTTACTGTTTTATGCTCAGAAAGATGATCCTGTTTATGAGGAGATACCGCTATGGAGACGGATAGGATTTTGGAATATTATCACATATCCGGATGGTAGGCCTGGAACAATTAAAAAAGAAGACCTTATAGGTAAACTCAAAGGTAAAAGTGGGTTTAAATGGGAGTTGAAGATTGGAGACAAAAGAGTTCACATCTGGTCAATTCCCAAACCATTTGAGCCTGGTGTTTTATTTGGAAGTGTGCCAGAGTTGGCGTTAGACTGGTACTATTCAAAAAATCCCGAAGGATTTAAAGAGACCCTGAAGGCTTTAGTCCGATCAACTACTCCGAGTTTAGTCCCCACAATTGCGATAGGCCCTATAGAATGGTTTGCAAACCGGACATTATTTTTTGACCGTCCGGTAGTTCCGAGAAGCAGAGAAGAGCTTGAACCTAAATTGCAATATGCTCCCTACACTTCTGAAACTATTAAACTTCTGGCGGAAGGTATGAGCAAAATCCCTGGATTAAAAGAGTACGCATCTCCGGCTAAGATTCAAAACCTTATCAGAGGATATACGGGTGGAGCTGGGAGAATTGTCCTTGAAGGAATAGACAGTTTGCTTGAAAAAACTGGGTTAATCGATGTTCCTCCTGAGCCTTCAATGACTATTTCAGATATCCCTGGAATCCGTGCATTTTCAGGAAGATTTCCTACTGCAAACACAAGAAGCATAGAAACATTCTATAAGCGATATATTAAGCGCAAACGAAAATGGGAAAGCGCTAAAGAAAGGGCAGGAATACGAGGATATGGCATTAGTGTGCCAAAGCCACAGAGCCTCGTTGATGATGAAGAAATAGCAAAGGCTTTAAGTGTAAAAAGAAAAGTAGTGCAATTAATATATAAAAATGATAAATTAGAACCAGAAGAAAAACGCAGACTTATGAATGAGAACTGTTGGGATATGATTAATTTGGCAAGATTTGCATTGAATAAATCTCTTATTGTCAAATCGCCAAAAATCGAAAAACGATTAAAAGCCGTCAACGAATAACAAGAAAGGAGTAAATAGATGAAAAAATTAATTAGGCTTTTATATTTCATGATTTTCCTTTTAATGCCTTTGAGTGCCTTTGGGGCTGCAAGCATGACTGTAACAAATGACACTGGCCCGGTAAAAAACGAACACACTGGAGATGTAATAAGGGTAATCACTATTACCTTTGTTGCCTCTCACACAGATGGTTCAATACCTGATCTGACGCTCAATGATACAACCGCTGGCATAAATAGGTATTATCCCTTAAAATATTGGTCTCTATTTCAGGTCATTATTGATGGAGACCATGCGGGAGCGCATGACGGGAGTGCTAACGCCTCTGTCCTCACAGATACCGACGCTGGTTTCGATGTAAATCAATTTGTAGGATATACTATATCAAATACTACTGATGGCTCAAGCGGGACTATTACAGCCAATACTGCCTCAACTGTAACGGCTACTCTTACCGGCGGAACAGACAATGACTGGGATGTCGGAGATGCCTATACAATAGCGGCTGAACCAACGGAAGATAGCGATTTATATATTTACCAAGGTGGATTAGATATTCTTGAAGGAAATGGCGTTGATCAGGTGGATAACACAACTGAAAGAAACGCCTATTGTATGATCGATGGAACAATAGCGACACCGCCTATAATTTCCGATTTGGTGATTACAGTTACTCAGGCAGCCACAGCAACAAATGATGCAATAGGAACTATCAAACTTATCTTATACTGATGAAAAAATATCTTTATATATTATTAGCGACATTCTTTTTAAGTAGTTCTGTCTCTGCGGGGCCTGCAATTACTTCTCCACATAATCCTGGTCAAAGTGAAAGTGGAGCAGGTATCATTGGTAGGGCAGTTACCGCTACTCTCTTTGTATCTCCTGATGGTAGCGGGGCAGATGGTTTAACCTGGGCTACAGCATATACTACGATACAAGATGCTTTAGATGCCGCTTCCACCGATGCTGATGATTGCACCCTTATAATGATAAGTCCTCATACAACCAATTATGATATTGATACCGCAGGCGATCCTACATGGACAGGCAATTATATCCTTGCTGGAGCTTCAAGAAGTTGGGCTAAGATAAAAAATACACATGCCTCTGCTACTTCTATTATGAAATTTACAGGCAAAGTGATGTTGAGCAAACTGAATTTTAATTTAGGCACAGGTAGCGGAAATGGCGTTATAATAACTCATGGTGGTTTTCGGATTTATGACTGCATGTTTGTAGGGGAGGATTTGGGAGGTGCAGCAACAGCATTACACATAGATGGTGCAACAGCTAAACATGGAAGGATTTATGACTCTGATTTTGTTGGCCACAAAACCCACATGACAGGAATATTGTTGGATAATGCTTCACGGAATGAATTAATGAATTTGCATATACATGACTGTTTAACGGGTATCCAAATTATCCATGCAAGTAGCGATGAGAATTTTTTTGATACGATAGATATTGGTGATTGCACATTAGGATTAGATCTTGATGCTGGTAATGAACAGCACTTCTCAAATCTGAGGTTTCATGGAAATACAGTTAATATTGATGATGTAGTGGGAGATCATCATTGGGATGGGATAATCGGATCATTCCCTATCAAAACTGCCCCGGATAATTTCACAGGGATTAACGTAGCTACCGGAGATGGAGCTGATACTTGGTCAGGCTCATGGGTAGAATTAAGATCAGCAGGTAGCGCAACTAAACCTTTTAGAATTACAGGTATCCACGTTGAAGCAGATGCAAGTGAAAAATTTAGAATAAAACTCTATGATGGCACAACTACGTTTATGGATATTCAAGTAGAGGGCGAGGCTAATGTTAATAAGCGAAAGGTTGCGAATTTTCCATCAGGAACAGAATTTATTTTCAACAAAGGTATAGCAATATCAGCTAAATCAAAGTCGGAGTCAGCAGGTATTGATACAGCCACCGTTTGGTTGGAAATACAAGAAATTTAAGGAGGTATACCATGAAAAGATTTACCTTATTCTTTTCGCTTATACTTTTGTTAGGGATTAATATTGTCTATGCGGGACCGGAGATAAGATTTAACGCTGCTTCCCCGGGAGCAATCGGTAGCGATACACCAGCGGCGATATACCACACAAGCCTTTTTGGGAAACGCACCGCAGTCGGAACAGCGGATTATAATCCCTCGACATTAACTACGGATTACATCATAGCTGTGGATAATACAGCAGCAGCAAGGTCAATTATAATTTCAACGGAAGATGAAAATTCAGGGAGTGCCACTAATCCAAGGATAATGATTGTGAAAGATGAAAGTGGAGGAGCGTCTAATATTAATGGTGCTGCCAACTATGTATTGAATCAAGATTACCAAGGTATTACAATTTATTTGACGGGTAATGGTGGATTTGTCTATTAAAAATTGATATATTAAACTATAAACAGATAGAAGAGTAAACCATGAAAAAATTAACTATACTACTAATTGCTTTAGCTTTTGCCATTGGCGGATTTGTAGGTTCTGTGGTAATACAGCCAGATACCTATGCTACTTATATCCCATGGCCTAACGTGGTAAATTCACAGACATACTATCCCAATGCAGGTGAGACAGATCAAGGGGCTACCGGGAATGGTAGAACTATAAAAGCCTATGTAGATGCTATTGGCACGGATAAGAAAGCGACTATTAAATTAACTCATAATGGCACAGGAAATACGACTACCTACCAACTATCTACCAGCGAAACCATACCTTCCAACATTACCCTTGAGATAGAAAATGGAGCTGTTATTAACAATGATATTTCTATCCGTAATGCAAGTTACAAATGGACTGCAAGTGGAAGTGGGACAAGTGAATACTATCTTGAAGCGGCAGCAGGCGGAGACCCTGGAATAAGTGAGCCTTATGTTTGTACTGAGGACGGTTCTGATCTAACAGCAGGGACTGCGGGTTCTCTTGCAGCAGGTGAATGGGACTGGGCGGATAATGATACTCTTGGTTACAGTACGGTTTATGTACGGCTTTCAGATAGCACAGACCCAGATGGAAAAGCAGAAGATTATGTGAAGGCTGGGTATAGGATTACCATCAATGGCCCATTTAACCATGGGTTGTCTCAGTGTTTTAGTGGGGATGGGAGTGTGAGTTTTGGGAGGGCAGCCGTTAGTGCCGTAGAGTTGGTTTGGTTTCCTAATACACCTGCGGGGTTTCAATCGGCAGGAGATGCAGCAGGAGATGGCACGCTACATATATCCAGAGGTACTTATTATATATCTGAAGCTACTTTTACATCTCGATATTTAAGTATCATTGGCGATAGTTTCTGGACTTCAGAACTCAAAATCACCTCTGGATCAGATTACGGGATACGTTTTGATGGTCGCTTGATAGACAATGAATATAAAAACTTTTATCTGAATGGTGCTGATCTTAATAATGGTGGAATTGGAATTCATGCCCGCTACGGTATGAGAAAATGCAAAATCAGCAAAATCTATTTTTGCGGGAGCGGAGATGATACAACGCATAATGCAACTGGATTAGAAATTAATGGCGCAGATCCCGAAGGCCTTGGTAATAATTGCTCAAACTTTAATGAAATATTCCAATGTCATTTCTATAATTGGAGATATGGACTGCGTCTGCACGGAGAAAATGTATCTGGTGGTTTATTTGATACAAATATTGTTAAACTAAACGCCTTTGAACATAACTATACCCATCTCCGTATAGATGATGGGAATGGCAATTTACTTAAATTCAATATTTTTTACAAGGCAACTGATGGTGGAGTAGAAAGAGCTGCTGGTAGCGATAGAGTCGAATTGGATGGTCAATATACTCGTACTACATTTGAAGGAAATTATTGGGAAGAGGTGGAGGATCAAGACGCAGCAGAATTAACAAACTATTCTGGTGCAGGAGAACCCATTATTGTTATCGGCGATGTTGGAGCAACTCTTACAAAGTATAAAACCAATTCCGGAGAAGTGCAATATATAGGGAGAGATGCCGTAAATTTTGCTACACTCGATGTTACGGATGGACTGAATGAGAGAAAAAGTTTCCACCATGTTACTTCAGCCAATTCTTCGTATACACCAAGTAAAAATGACGAATTTATAGTTTGTAATACCAATGATAACGACATCACAATTACTTTGCCTCCACTGGCAAATGTAGCAGAGGGTAAAACCTATACGTTTGTCAAAATCTCTCCAAATAATAACTTAATTATTGATGGAAATGAATCAGAGAGAGTTGGTGATCGTGCAACAGTGACGTTGACTGGCAGGCTTGATGCTCTTACAGTTATTAAATATGATTCATCTGTTTATTGGTCAATTGCCGCTTTTTATGCAGACAAGTATTTTATAGCCGCTTCAACTGGTACAGGTACTGTTAAAATGGGGTCTGTAAATAATTCTACTTCTAATGGTTGGATAGAAGTTTCGCCAGGAAAATATGTGCCATATTGGACTGATCCAACACCATAACTAATGAACTTGCGGCCAATTAAAATATTCTCAACTTGCTCAGTTTCAACGAATACTACAGTTATGAATAGAGCATAAAAGGACAACTAAATCTAAAAAAGGAAACCCATGCCAAACGGAAGCAGATTTTACAACAGGAGACACTATGAAACTAATACCAATCATATTAGGATTACTTTTATCAATCAACCCTGTTTTTGCAGGTAATCTTGATTTAGGCTTATCCAGCAAATCAGGAGTTACAGACTCTCAGTCATTATATCTTGGAGTTGATACCAAGATTAGGGGAATCGGCTTAACAGGTAAACTGAATTATGGCGAGCAGGATGATATAGAAGTTGAAAATAAGGCTTTCCTGCGTTTAGGATATGACCCGAAACTTAATGAGAAATGGTCTCTTTGGTTCTATGATCAAGTTGGATATAACAAAATCAGAAACATAGACTTTGAGAATTTCTTTGGCGGAGGGCCAAAGTATACCTTTTACAAAGACTTCTCTATCTCCGCTGGGCTTCTCCAACACCACAAAAAACTTGAGAATGACACCTTTGATATGAATAGACTTTCGTTTAGGCTTAAAGGTAAAATAAATCAATTTAAGGCAGTAATATTTTACCAGCCAAATCTTGAGGATTTTGACGATTACATTTTCACTGGAGAGGCTTCTTTTAAACAAGACATTACATCGAAGCTATCTTTAAAATTGATATTAACCGACCAATATAGGTCAATGTCAATAGGTGAAAAGAATGATTTAAGTTTAGTGTTAGCATTGGGGGTTCAGTTATGAGTAATGGGGTTGTAAATCGAGCGGACTTTGATAAACTTGAAAATACGGATGCCAAGTTAGGCATTCTGTTTGAAACAGGAATTAAGACTCAAGAAACGTTAAGAGAGCACATCCAGAAAACAGAAGAGCGATTTGAGGCTGGTAAACAAAGAATGGAGAAGATAGAAAAGAAAGCATTAAAATCCCAGTTGAAGGATAAAAGCTTCTCTGGTATGATGGGGTTAATCGGCGGGTTCATTGCAAGTTATTTGAAGGTAAGATGATCAAACATCAATTCGTAAAATGTCCTGATTGTGAAGGCAGAGGTTACATTCCTATTCAGATGCCATCGGGCCGGGAGATGGGGGTCTTCACCTGTCCGTTTTGTAAAGGAAGTCCTAAAAGTGGATATATAATAAAGAGAATTATCGACAAAGAAAATATTAAAAATGATACAAATAAAAACTAAACTATGCTCTAAGTGTGGAATTGAGAAACCCCTTGAAGAATTTCATCATTGTAAAACGGCTGAGGATGGTAGAGCATCTCGATGTAAAGAATGCACAAATAGCGTATATTTGCAATGGTATAGAAAGAATAAGGAACATATTTTAGCTAAAAAACGAGAATGGAGAGAAGCTAACAGAGAAAGGGCATTAGCTTCTTATAGAAAATGGTTAAAAAACAATCCTGAAAAAGCAAAAGAAGCAAGAAAAAGATACTATATTAAAAATCGAGATAAAGAATTAATGAAGAATAAACTTTGGCGAGAAAGTCATTCAGAACAAAGAAAGAAATACAAAAAACAGTATGATGAAAATAATTCGGAATACATAAAAGAGTATGGAAGACAATATCGAATAAACAATGCTGAAAAGCTAAAAACTCTTAACAGGAATTGGCAAAAAAATAATCGTGAAAGAGTGAACGAAAATGCAAGAAAATACTATGCTGAAAATCGTGAAAAAATGAGAGCAAAAGCAAAAGAATGGCGGGCAAATAATCCTGAAAAAGTAATAAAACGTAGAAAACAATATAAAGAAAATTATCCAGAGAGATTGAAAGAAAAGAAACGCAACTATTATATAAAAAGTCGATCTACACTGAAAGGTAGATTAAGCCAAAATATGGCAACTTCAATGTATAAAGCGTTAAAAAGAAATAAAAATGGGTATCATTGGGAATCTTTAGTCCCTTATACATTAGATGAACTTATTAAACATTTGGCAAAGACAATTCCTATAGGTTATACTTGGGATGATTATTTTAATGGTAAACTTCAGATTGATCACAAAATACCAAAATCAGCCTTTAATTTTAAAAAGCCAACGGATATAGATTTTCAGAAATGTTGGGCATTAAGTAATCTCCAATTATTGCCAGCAAGAAAGAATAACATAAAAAATGCTAAACTGGAAAAACCCTTTCAACCGAGTTTAGCCTTTTAAAAATCAGTTGAAGAAGATGTTTTGGTGCAGGAAGAAGAAAAAAACAATCATAGGTAGTTGTGGCAACCCCACAGGCTTAGGGATTAGAAATGATGCAGGGGGAAAGGGATACTATGGTTCGCCACGCTCACGGAAATTAGCTAACGGTAAAATCCAGCGTTATCTCCATAAAGGGGCTGATTATAAATGTGTACCCGGGCAAATAGTCCGAAGTCCTATGACTGGTATAATAGTACGAATAGCCAAACCATATGTGCAGGGGGAATATAGCGGATTAGTAATTGCTGCAAAACGGTTAACTCTTAAAATGTTTTATTTGCAGCCTTTTCCTGAGTTAATAGGTAAAGTAGTAAAAATGGGTGATGAGATCGGGCTTGCACAGGATATAGGCAAAAAATATCCTTTGGTAACTCCGCATATTCACGTGGAGGTTGTGAGGTGCGACCCCGAAATTTTCATCGACAACCATCAGGAAATAGATTAAATATTAATTTTTAGTGGAGGATAAAATGAGAAATTTTACTCAAACAAAATCGTGGCTAATAACCATAGGCATTACATTGGGGGCTTTAATACTTATTTGCCTTTCGGTAATGCCAAGCATGGTGTTTGCTTATATGAATGGTAAGGAAGCTCATGAGAAATACATCTATCCCATTGTGAGAGTAACACAGGGTCTGGTTGGCGGTTCAGGAACATTGGTATACTCACAAAAAACTGAGGCAGATTCTTCAATTTATTCAACCTATATTCTGACTAACTATCATGTCATAGATGGTGCTATTACCATAACAAAAGAATGGGACAGCAATTTACAAAAAGATGTTAAAAAAGAAAAGAGAGGCATAGTTTATGTTGAGATATTTAAATATCGTAATCTTTCTACTCCGATAGGTACTCTCAAGGTTGAGGCAGAAATTGTTCTCTACAATAAAAATGAAGATATGGCGCTTATCAAATTGAGATCAGAAGAGAAAATTGATTATGTTGCTGTTCTTCCAAAACCCGATGTACAATATAAAGTAATGGATGAAACTGTTGCCTGTGGGTGTAGCTTGGGTTTTCCGCCTATACCTACTACTGGATGTATTACTCGATTAAATTTTCAGATAGATTCTCTCCCATTTCATATGAAGCTATGTTTTTAGCAGAGACAGGTGAATTGATAGGAATACCTTCTTTAGTTCCTATTGTTGGCTGGGGAAATCCTGTCCCTCATATGGGGTTATTTATACCTATTGAACGAATCTATAAGTGGCTTGAAAAAGAACATTATGATTTTATTTTCAATCCAGAGAAAACAGAAAATCAATGTCTTGAAATTAGAAAGAAAGAGATAGAAGAGAAAAAGAATAAGGAGAAATAAGGCATTGGAATATTTATAGGAGGGTAGATTATGCGTTGGGAAGAAGTCGGCAAAAAGCTATTAAATATAGGTCTTCCCGCTTTGGGGACTGCATTAGGCGGCCCGGCGGGCGGACTGGCAGCAAAAACAGCGCTTTCTTTAATCAGTTCCAAACTTGGCATTGAAGAGAAGAACCTCACGCCTGCTAATATTACAAATATAGCTGCCAATCCAGACCAATTAGTTAAATTAAAGGAAATTGAAGCTGATTATGGATTGGAGATTAAACGACTATATTTTGATGATCTAAGGAATGCCAGACAAAGGGAAATTGAAATTACAAAAGTTACTGGGAAAAGGGATATTAATCTCTATGCTTTGGCTTGGACGGTGATAGCAGGCTTTTTTGTGATGACTGGAATGATGATGACTGGAATGATGTATTTCAAGCCATTACCAGAAAGCGCAATAGGGCCAATCAATCAACTCTTTGGTGCTCTTGCCGCTGGCTTTGGGATGGTACTTAATTATTTTTATGGGAGTTCAAGGTCTTCAGCCGATAAGACAAAACTTTTAGCTAATAAATAATCCTTGTGGTCTCCAAGCTGACCGAACTTAGGAGCAAAAAGGCCAAGGTCGTTAAAAGGCTACCCACAAGGATATTCAAGAGTCTAATATTTCAAGCCAATCTACAACTCAAGCCGATTCAGATAATCCCTGAGCTTAGCAGTTTGTGCTTCAATATGCTCAGAAATTGACCTTATATCTCCAGCTAAAGGTACAAGTACTTTTCCAAGGCGCTCCTTTTCTTCATCTTTTTGCTCTGGATAGGGTTCCCTCATTACTTTTGTAAGCCTTTCTCCCAATTCATTTACAACAGATGTTAAATCTCCCAAAGCTCCATAAGCATGCTTCACTTGTTCTTCAACCTGTGGAGTCCTTTCCGGCTCAGAAGACCCTTCCATAATAGGTGTTCTTAAAATGCCTCTATCCATTTTTTACCTCCTTAAATTTGTTAAGTGTTTTTAATTTTTTCATCTTTCCCTTCCTTTTTCCATCCTGCTTGCTCAAGCACACTGCACGCCCTTGCAAGATACAACTCTATGATAGCCCAGTCATCGCAATTTTCAATGTCATAGCGCTTTGCAAAAGCTTTGAGCAACTCATCCATTAGTTTTGTTTTGAGTCCATTGTAATCCATCGTATAGTTTCCTCATAGCTCGGTTGCACCTGACGGACTTCTATCTCATCAATATTTTGATGTGTTGCTAATATAGCAACTCCACCGTATCCTTGCCTAATAAAACCATATTTCTCAGCAAGTTCCAGCACCTCTGCCCAATGTTCATCATATTCTATAGCAACCTCGGGAGTTATCCTTTTATATCTATCTGTATTCATATAACTCATTATCAATCCTCATCTTCCTTTTTTATCTTTACTTTTGTCTTTGGGAAACCATTCACCTTCACGTGAAAAAATCCTGATTTTCCCTGTTTTGGTTACATAAATTTGTATAGCTCTGTTACCCTGATATTTTGATGATTCTATACCCAAAGTAACCCAGCCTTTTTTCTCGTCTTGAAAGAAGCGACTAACTTTTGCATCTCCATTCTTTAGCCAAGATTAAAAAATAAACTGCTACCAACATAAAATAGTTTGCCTGAATTGGCGATTTATCAACAATATATATCAATAAAGATAGAACGCTGAATATTATTGAATACCAACCAAAAAATGCTTTCATATGCTTAACCCTCCTTTAGCTTTAAGCGCAGCGGAATCCAGGTCAGAGTTGATTAGCTTGTTAGGAGATAAAGGTTCTTTATAAAAAGGATCTAATTGATCTAATAGCTGCCACGCTTTTTGTTGATCTTTTTGGAATTTATCAAATGTATAACGTATTACTCTTTTAAAGATTTTGATTTTCATTATTCTTTTCCCCTTCTTCTCCGCTTAATTGCTCAATAGTCTCAATAACATGCTGCAACGTATCACATCCCCACTTGGGAGCGTACCATTGCCCGTTTATTAGTTGAGCGCTATCTCCAATGGAGTTCCCTGGCTCAATAGGTTCATAGTTATCCAATATTGCTTTGACCACCTCGGATGGGTCTTTCATTTAGATCTCCCTTCATCTTTTTCTCTTTGTAAAAAGAATTGACTGATACGTTGCACTTAACTCCTGCGCTGCCTCCCATTGAAAGGGATGCCATCTCTGATAGTAATCAGAGTTCTCGCTCATTTCAGATAGGATAGCCTGACACTTCCACAATCGAATAAAGATCTTTTTAGGCAACTTGAAGTCCCGGAGGTCGTAGAAACCTTTATATGGTTTGTAATTGTCAATCTCTTTAGCCACCATTGCTTGCCTTTCGATCTCCCTTTCCAAGCACTTCTGGATATTCGATTGCGTTTATTCGATGTAAAAGGTGCTGGTAGTTATTTTCTATCCGCTCTATTCGATATTGCAGTTTATATAGCTTATAGGCTGTATTTAGTGTGTTGCCTATAAGTGCTACTATGATTATAGATAAGGCTAACATTTTCATGCTTTCTCCTTCACTTTTATTATTTCCTTTCACTTACTATTCAAACCCTCCTCGACAATGCCTTCTCCAGTCGAGCAATGAAATCCAACTGATAAGAATACTCCTCAATTAGATATGCCGCTCCTATTAGGTCAGCATATGTCCACTGAGGCAGTTGTCGAGGATTCTTTTCAATCAATTCTTCAATTCTTTTCTTAAATAAGTCTATTGCTTGCTGTTTCTCGGTCATCTTTTTCTATGCTCTCAATTGGCTAAGCGGTCGCAGAGGGGACGCACATGCTATTGATAGCCGTTTTTTATGTGGTGTCCGTCATCCACTGTCCCTAATTCAGCATGCTCTCTGCAACCGTCTTAGGCACTCTTTTTGAGCCCTTTCTAAATTTACAAGCAAACTTTCTAGTAGTTTTCTATGTTGGCTATAATAAGGTAACTCCATTGCTTATTGTTGAAGTTGAGCAATTGTGAGCCCTAATGCCAAAAGCTCTTCTCCAGTTATCGCAATCTGGCTGGCGCTCATTATCCCCTCCTATATTCTCAATTTCCACTTCCTTGCTAAATGCCTTCCCAAAACACCGTCTATCAAGACATGGCCGTCAAAATCGAATATCAGGCCAAGCTTTCGTAATTTCTTTCGTGATTTCAATCAACTCTAACGTATCCGATTCTGTCTCCTCCTTCTGAGGAAAGAACCAATATTCGAGGTCTGGATTCTCTTTCTGCATTCGCTTTAGAGTTGCCTTTAGCTCATCGACATTTTCTTCGGTTAAATTCCTTAGTTCTCCCATCTTAAACTCCTTTTATTCTTTCTCAACATACCTTTCCCTTACAACAACGACATTGGCTTTTGACGACAGCGTATAAGGAAGATACTGCTTCCCTTTGGCTACTATTCTTCTAAATCTTACTTTTCTGATTACTTCATCATTGCGAAACGGGCTAACATAACCCAAAGCGTCTTCTTCCCTTATAAACAGATGAAAGCCAGTCCTATAGGGTTTCCCATCATATTCCGTTTGAAGTGAATAATCATTTGGGTCTGTTTGCCACTTTTCCTCTGGCACTAGCGATTTACAACCAAAACGCTGAAAGAGCTGTCCGTCCTCTTCCCGAAACACTCCCCAGCCATAATCTTTGGCAACTTTGAATTTTGCCAGTTCATCTAAGCACATTATTGTATCTTCCTTTTACTCACACATAACAACAATTCTTTTGTCTTCTGGAATTAAGTCTATAATCTCCTTAAGAGTAGGTTTTTCGGCTTTACCAAGATATTCAGCCACTAAACCATCCCAATTAAGACCAAATTCATGCGTATATACAGGACGATTGAGAACTCTTTCAATAGCTGCATGAAATACATCAAAAGGCACACATAGCCGCTTCTGAAAAAGCTGATAGCCAACTAAAGCTCTATCAGACCAGTCTTTCCATTTCCCACTTTCATATACTAAAATGGCTTCTTCTTCAGATAATTGTTTCATCTGCATTATTCCTTTCTCTTAACCTGATTTTCTATAGCGCATAATTGCAGTAGATATTCTTTAATTTCACCAATGGGACCGCCCGCACCAAAACGCCTTGTGTCTTTAACCCCCCATGTTCCTGGTAGCAGAAGACTTATGCTCTGCCCAGCATCACTGGCAATAACCTCATCGCACTGCTTGATAAGTTCTTCTATTGTCATCTTATTCTTCTTCTGTTTCCAACGTATCCTGATAAGCCTTTTCCATATCTGCATATAACTTCATTGCTTCCTCTTCAGTCATATCCTTCAACTGCGGAGGGTCAACCTCATGTGCCAAGAGGATATTTGCGTAGACGTCCTGACCCAGCTTTTCTTCATATGCCTGCATTATCTTCACAAAGTTGTCAACTCTATCTGCCCAGGGGATAGCACCTTTTTTACCCCGATCTTCCACTGACGACCCCTTTTTGCCCTTCTCAGAGGATTTCTTGGGTGGCTTTAGGGGAGCTTTTTTACTGCCCTTCCTCTTATCACCATACTGAATACTTTGAACATCTTCTTTCCCAAAACCCATTGTTGTTGCAATTTCTTCCCAGGATAGATTTCTAATTCCCAGAATTGTTGTAACGCCAATACCGAGCAAATTAGTTAATGCTGCCTTTTTTACATCGCCAGCATCTATCTCATGGGGAGGCACATCGTACGGTACTTTTTCCCTTTTAGCTTCATCCCATTTATACCTTCGGGAGAAAAATCCATCTTTGCTATTTCTAACACCCATTGCTTCAATAGTTGCGCCTGCAAGAGAAAACTCGCCTTTAACTGTGAACTGAAAATGCCCATCCTCAAAATCTTCCCTCACTGGCTCATCAATTCGCCAGGAGACGCCAAAGACCCTGGCAACCTTTGTGCTACCAGATGCCTGAAGATATGGCTTCCCTTGTTGATCTATCCAATCTGAGGGATTTGTTACTCGTAACGCTATTGTCTTAATCTTTTTGATAGCTTCAATGCGCCTTTCGGCATTCTCTGCCATCTGGATGATCCTATCATCACTTATGGTTGGTACACTTTCTTGAACTGTTACTATGTCGTCCATAATATTCCTCCTTTCTTTATATGCGTTTCTTATACGCTCGGACTCCCGGATAATTCATTGTGCTTTTAAGACTTCTTGCCTGCGCCCTTAAAAATACTTCGTTCGGCAATAAAGCTTGAATACTGACTGTCTTATTTGCAACCGCCCTAACAAGAGCCTCAAAATCTGTAACTTCCATATCCCAAATAGTGCGAAAAACCGGCCCCCCATTGATCTTTGGGACTTCTTGAGGTGTTACTACTACAGGTTCTTCAATAGGAGAAGCGAGTATTTCTTCAGCTACATCTTTCTGACCTGCTTTTTCAGCCTCTATTGCTGCCTGTAACCGTGCTTCTTCTTCCCTTTTCATAGCTTCTTCTCTTAACTTTCGCTCTTTTTCCTGCCTGATACGCCCCTGTTCTTCCTTATATTTGTTCAGT